CCCGCGAATGGAAACGTGACGACGGCGCGATCATGAAAATAGAGCGATGCCTGATCGACGCCAACTGGGGAACATCAACCGACGTGGTCTATCAGTTCTGTCGTCAGTCAAATCATGCGGCGGTTCTATATCCAAGCCACGGGCGTTACGTCGGCGCGTCCAGCACACCATTCGCCGAATACAAAAAGAAGCGTGGTGACCGGGTTGGCCACAACTGGCGAATTCCCAATGTCCATGGCAAGCGGGCGATCCGGCACGTTTTGTATGACACCAACTACTGGAAATCATTCATCCACGCCCGATTGGCGGCGGTGATGGGCGACCGGGGCTGCCTTTCGCTGTTCGGACGTGATCCGGCACGTCATCAGCTTTTCGCCGAACATCTCACCACCGAGTATCGCGTCAAAACCTCCGGTCGTGGCCGAACCGTTGACGAATGGAAGCTCCGCCCGGAAGCCCACGACAACCACTGGTTCGATGGCATCGTCGGCTGTGCGGTCGCTGCCAGCATTCAGGGGGCAATTCTTCCCGGCACACAGGAAGTGGCAAAGCCCGTGACCAAGCGTTTGAAGCTCTCGGAAATCAAACGCGATTCCCGCCGTTAAATCCTTCCCTGTGGGTTTTTCCAAAAAAGTTATCCCCTCTCCGACAGTTGGCCTACGCGCCGGGTAAGAAATAAATGGGCCAGTAAAACAGGCTCATTTTTAAGGATAACGAATATGACGGATGAACTTCAGCAATCCATAGAACAAAACGCTACCGAGCCCAAGCGGGTTCGGGGCGATAGCGGCGAGGTCGAGCAGCATTCGCTCAAAGACCAGATCGAGGCGGATCGCTATTTGGCATCCAAGAAGGCTGCGGCCAAAGGCATGGGCGGAATTCGGATTTCCAAGATGAAAGCGTCAGGAGCATAAAGAGCGTGGCGGGACTTTTGAACAATATTACCGGCTTGTTCCGGCGAAATGGCTCGCAGAGCCAATCGGCCCATGGCGGTTTCTGGGGAGGGTGCCAGCGGCACGGGCTTAATTTCGTGCGGGGACGATTCGACGCCGCGCAGACCACCCATGACAATCAAAAGCACTGGGCGGCCGCCGATGGATTCTCCGCCGATCTTGCCGCCTCGCCGGAAGTGCGCCGCCAGCTTCGTGAGCGCAGCCGCTACGAAGTGGCCAACAATTCCTACGCTCGCGGGATCGTTCTAACCATCGCCAACGACACCATCGGCACCGGCCCACGATTGCAGTTGCTCAGCGACGATACCGACTTGAACCGTCAAGTCGAACGTGATTTTGCCGCATGGTCAAACGCCGTCGATCTGCCGGAAAAACTCCGCACGATGCGGATGGCACGCTGTCAGGATGGCGAATCTTTCGCGCTATTGATGGCCAACCCCAAGATCAGCCACGCGATCCAGATGGATGTGCAACTGATCGAAGCGGATCAGGTGGCGGGTGAACTGACCTTTACGCCCAGAGACAACGACATCGATGGCATCAAGCTCGACGGACACGGCAACGCGATCAGTTATCGCGTTTTGAAAAAGCATCCCGGCGGGCAATCGTTCAGTATCAGTGAAGACGCGAAGATTATCCCCGCCAACGCGATTATTCACTGCTTCCGCTCGGATCGCCCGCAGCTGCATCGCGGGATTCCGGAGATCACTCCAGCCTTGCCGCTGTTTGCACAACTGCGACGGTTTACGCTGGCGGTTATCACCGCCGCTGAATCCGCCGCCAATTTCGCGGGCATTCTCTACACCGATGCGCCCGCATCCGGCGAGGCCGACGCTGTCGAACCGATGGATTTGATCGAACTCGAACGAAATATGCTGCTCACCATGCCGGGCGGCTGGAAGATGAGCCAGCTTCAACCCGAACAGCCCGCGACAACCTACGCCGAATTCAAACACGAGATTCTCAACGAAATCGCTCGCTGCCTGAATATGCCGTACAACATCGCGGCGGGCAATTCCTCTGGCTACAACTATTCATCCGGTCGGCTCGACCATCAAACCTATTTCAAGTCGATCCGGGTGGATCAGGATTTTATCGCCCGCACCGTTCTGGATCGGATTCTGCACATCTGGCTGACGGAATATCTGCTGGCGTCAAACAAACCTGTCAGTCGAAGCCTGCTGCCGCACCAGTGGTTTTGGGACGGGATGGAGCATGTTGATCCCTACAAGGAAGCCAACGCCCAGAAACTCCGTCTTGCAAGCAATACCACCACACTCGCCTACGAATACGCCCGTCAGGGACGGGATTGGGAAGAAGAACTCCGCCAGATCGCTCGCGAAAAAAATCTGATGCGTGAGCTTGGCCTGACCAGTGATGACCTCAACAAAAACAACCCTTCAGCTACGGAGAACAGAGCAAATGGATAAACAAACCGAATTCTTGATGATCGAGGCTGCCGCAGATGGCAATGAAAAAGCCACCAATCCCAAAGTAATGGGCATCGCCTATTCCGGCGGCAAGATGAATCTGCCCGGATGGAAGCATCCGGTAGTGGTCGATCTTTCGGGATTGGCGATACCCGCCAACGTGCCATTACTGACCAACCACGAAAACCGAACCGCCGCTCGCGTCGGTCAGGTCGCCGCCAAAATTGAAGACGGCGTGCTGATGATCGAAGGCGAGATCACTTCAGCCAGCGGAACGGCCAGCGGGATTGTCGAGCAGGCCAAGGTCGGTGCGGATTGGCAGCTCTCGATTGGAGCGGAAGTCACTGACAGCGAATTCGTCAAGGCCGGTTCCCGCCAAATCAACGGCCAAACGCACGAAGCGCCGTTCTATCACGTCAAAACCGCCACACTTCGTGAGGTGTCCGTTGTCGCCGTTGGCGCGGACGTTCAAACCAAAATGCACGTGGCGGCCATGTTCAATCTGACAGGTGAGCTTACCGCTGAAAATCAATCCACAAACTCAAAGGAAACCGCTATGGACAACGAAAACAAGAACGATAAAAGCACCAACTCTGAAACAAAACCCATTGAGACTGTAACCGCCGAAGCGGACATCACCGCCAAGGCCATTGCCGACGAACGCAAGCGGGTCGAAGCGATCACCCAGATTTGCATGGGTGAACATGACGCGATTCAGGTCAAGGCCATCTCCGAAGGATGGACGACCGAGCGCACCAGCGCCGCCGTCCTGCAGGCAATCCGCGACGCGCGCCCGATGGCCGATGTCAATATCGCCGTCAAGCCACAAGCGGATAGCCGTACCAAACGCGACACTATTGAAGCGGCTCTCTGCATGCGGGTCGGTTTGTCCGGTGACGAACTGCTGGCCAGCTACGGTGAACAGGTCGTCGATTCCGCCGACAAGATTCGCGGCAAGAGCCTGCCCGACGTTTTAACGGAATGCGTTCGTCTTGAAGGAATGGCCGTTCCTGACGGCGATACCGGGTTGATTCAGGCGGCGTTCAGCACGGTATCCCTACCGGGCATTCTCTCCAACGTCGCCAACAAGCGGATGCTCAAAGCCTTTGAATCCCAGCCGTTGATCGCTCCGAAGCTCTGCAGCGTGGGCGACCTGAACGACTTCAAAGAGAACCAGCGTTTCCGCCTGACCGACGTGGGTGATCTGGAGCCGGTGGCCGCTGATGGCGAAATCAAGGACGGCTCCGTCCGTGAAGACAAGGCCACCAATCAGCTTGACACCTACGGCAAGAAGTTTGTGCTGACCCGCAAGATGATCATCAACGACGATCTGGGCGCGTTTATGAAGTTCCCGACCTCGATGGGCAATCGCGCGGCCCGTCTGATCGATCAGTTGTTCTTCCAAAGACTGCTGGCCAACCCTACCCAAGGTGACAGCAAAAAGCTGTTTCACACCGGCCACAAGAACCTTTTGACCGGAGCGGACAGCGAGTTGAATCATGAATCATTGTCCTTGGCGATCTCGATGTATCTGGATCAGACCGACGCCGACGGCCAGCCGATCAGTGTCGAGCCGAAATTTCTGCTCGTTCCGACCGGCCTCAAGCACGAAGCGATTCGTTTGACTCGCGGCAGCCAACTGATCGTCTCCGGTGGCGACGCCACCAGCGGCGCGAGTCCCACGCTGATGCCCGCACTGAACGCACTGGCTGATGAGAACCTGACGGTGATTTCCAGCCCGTACCTGACCAACGCCAACTACACCGGCAACTCCGAGAGCGGCTGGTACTTGTTCGGCGATCCCAATCAGGTGGACACCTTTGAGATCGGCTACCTCAAGGGCAAACGCACCCCAACGATTGAAAAAGGCAACACCGATTTCAACACACTGGGCATGTGGTTCAGAGTCTATTTCGACCTCGGTATCCGCGAGCAAGACTGGCGAGGTCTGCTGAAGTCTGACGGCGAGTAATCACTTGCACAACAGGAATATCAAAAACCTTCAAATTACGGAGATAAAACCATGACAGCGATTTTCAAACAACGAGGCGACGCGATCAACTATGTTCCGACCAGCGATGTATCCGCCGGTGATGTGGTCGTTCAGGAAGACCTGATCGGCATCGCCAAACTCGACATCAAAGCCAACACCCTCGGAGCCTTGGCACTTACCGGCGTGTTCGCCATGCCCAAAGCAACCGGCAGCGGTGAGGCCATCGCCGTTGGCGCGAAGGTGTACTGGGACGCGGTTAATCTTCTGGCGACGACTGACGATGCGTCGGGGGCGAACAAGTTCCTCGGTAAATCCATCCTCGCCGCCAGTGATGACGACCAGACCGTTCAGGTAAGGCTCTCGCAATGAGCGTGATGAGCAAAGGAGCCGATTGGCTGGAGCGTCAGCGACACGCGCACATGACCGTCGAGGTCGAATACCAGCGTGGCGAAAACGCGCTAACGCTCCAAGCCACCATCGGCAAGACGATCTTTGAGACCACCGACGATTACGGACGGATCACGAAGATCGAGTCGCGGGACTTTTTGATTCGGGCGTGTGATCTGGTCTTTGACACCCAGATCACCACACCCACCGCTGGCGACAAGATCATCGAAGGTGGTTTTGTCTATGAGGTGATGAGTCCAGCCGGTCAGCCGGATTGGCGGTACTCGGGCATCAACCGCCAGACGTTGCGGATTCATACTAAGCAGATTGGAAACGAAAATGACTGAACATTGCGATAACGAAAAACACTGCCAACAGCAGTTCGACATTCTTTTCGAGAAGCTCGACCGGATCGATGTCGCTATTCGCGGTAACGGTAAGCCCGGCATCATCGTGCGTCTGGATCGGTTGGAACAGTCCGCCAAATCGCAGGCGAAACTTATCTGGCTGTTGATCGGAGCGGTCGCGGCGGGACTGACCACCGCGATTGCGACAATTTTAGTGAACTAAAGGTTAAACGATGTCAATGATCACCCAAATCGCTAACGCTGTGAAAACGGAACTGAATGACACAGGTTTTTCAATTCCGTTCACAGCGGAAATGACACTCCTGCCGGTCTTTGAACTCAAGGACATGCGCCAATTGAAGGTCACGGTTGTTCCCAAGGCCCAGAGCTTTACCCGCCTGGCCAGAGGTGAAAGCGGTCGCGAAGTCCAGATCGACATCGGTATCCAGAAGAAGTTCTCCGGCGAAAGTGAAGCGGAAGAGCTACTCGGCCTTGTTGAAGAAATCGCCACGCATTTCGATGGCAAACGTCTGGCAGATTTTGGAAACGCGATCTGCGTCAAGGTCGCCAACGAGCCGGTCTATGCCCCAGAACATATTGAGCAATACCGTCAGTTCACCAGTGTGCTGACATTAACTTTAAAGGTGATTTTATGAGCTATCGAAAACGTCCAATTGAATCGACCGACTTGCTGCAGGACGACAGCGGCGCGCTGGTTGTTCGCGGCGGGATGGAAGGTAAAGGCAAACCTGATTTGCTCTGCTGGGATACTGGCAGCGACACTTACGCCGACCCGCAAACCGGAAACGTAAACCACGACAGCGGCGTGGTGTTCATTCGTGTGGCGGCGGGCGGCGCGTTGGTTTCGATTGACGATGAAACCGACAGTGAAAAACCGTTCATCATTCCCCCGAACTATTGGCGCGAGATCGTTATCCCCGGCGGAATCACGGCAGGCAGTCGTATTGTGGCCAAGAACCTCACCAGCGGCGTCAATTTCCGCGAACTGGCTGTGGAGGTGCGATGATGGCTGTCTGGAAACAGGAACCGGTTATCTGCGACCCACCGGTGGAAGATTGGAGTTTTTTCCAATTTCCTTATATGGTGAGTCTCCAGCGAATTGACGCGATCAATCTGCCGAATCTGTCTGAATTGTATTTAGAAAATCAGGCGAATCTGACGGAATTCCCGTGGCAGGATGTTCCAAGCCTTCAATATCTCAACCTTTATTATTGCGGATTCGTTGAACTGACTCTCTGGAAAATCCCCAGTCTGACCAATTGCTATTGCTACGACAACTACAACTTGACCTCCGTCGACGCCCACGGCCAAACCAATCTGACATCGCTGAATGTTTCGTACTCGACTGCGGTGACGGAGGTGAACGTTACAGGTTGCACGGGATTGAATACTATCAATTTGAGTAGTCTGTCTTCACTGGCGAATTTGGATATTTCCACTTGTTCAGCTTTGGCCAGTCTTAATCTGAATAGCTGCGACGGTATTACCACGTTGGCAACCGCCAGTTGCCCCAGCCTTAACCGGCTATCGCTCTATTACTGTGATGGGTTTACCAATCTGGACATCAGCAATCATACTCCGCTGGAAAACCTTTACCTTTATCACTGTGATTCGTTGGGGGATGTGAATCTCACGGGCTGCGACAGTCTCGACTATATCTACATTCGTTATTGCCCGCTCGATCAGCCCGCAGTGGATCAGATCTTATCCGACGTGGTTGGCAATGGCCTAAATGATGGCTACCTGCGGATTGACGGCACGGGCACAGCCGCTCCGTCCGACCCGGATGGTCTGGCGTTGAAGGCGACTCTTATTTCTCGCGGCTGGACAGTCTACACCAATTAAAGGAACAAAACCCATGAAAGAAATACAAGCGACAACAGTTCAGGTCAAACTCTCTGATGGCAATGAAGATCAATATGTCCTTGTTCACGACGGCGAGCGAATTATCGAGCTGGCGGAACCAAACACCGGCAAACTTGGCGTCCATCCCGACAAGACCATGTTGGCGGGAACCAAGGCGGAAATCGACACTGAAATTAAACGGCTGGGACTCAAAGAAAAACTCACACGCAAAGAGAAGCTCGACCGCCGTCGCGCGGAGTTGCAAGCAAAACATGAAATCAGACAGGGCCAGCAAGATGTTATTGATGAAAAGTAAATCCACCTTCGAGCATCGCAAGGTCGAGCGAGCAATGCGGGATAAATCCATACGTTCGCTTGGTCACGCTGGCGCGACGATTCGATTGACGGCGAGGCGAAGTATCAGAAGGTCGAAAAATGCGTCGCGCCCCGGTCAGTCGCCGCATACGAGATTCGGCCAACTCAAACGCTCGCTGCGATACAGCGTCGAGAAAGCCCGCCAGCGTGTCCTGATCGGCCCGACCTATTCGGTGGTCGGTCGCAGCGCGACGGCTCACGAGTTTGGCGGGCGATACCGTGGACAGCGTTATCCAAAGCGGCCACTGATGGGCCCGGCATTGATGAAGATAAAAGACAGGCTGCCGCACATGTGGGCAGGCTCAATTAAATAACCACTAACTTTACGGAGATAGAACAATGGCGATCAGACTTGGAATGGAAGCGAAGATTTATCACGGCGCGGCGGGAACGACTGCGACCAGTGAACTGACCAACGTCAAGGACGTAACGCTCAACCTGGAAACCGGCGAGGCGGATGTGACCACGCGAGGTAATCAGGGCTGGCGGGCGACAGTCGGCACACTCAAAGAGGGCAGCGTCGAGTTCGAGATGGTCTGGGACTCAGACGACAGCGGTTTTACCGCCATCAAAAACGCCTACTTCAACAACACGCCCATCGCGCTGGCGATTCTGGATTACGAAAACGGCGAAGGCTTGGATGCGGATTTCAGTATCACCAACTTCTCGCGTAACGAGCCGCTGGAAGAAGCGATCACTGTCAGCGTAACCGCCAAACCGACCTATTCAACCCGCGCACCGGCATGGGTGGAAGGCAGCGGAGTCTAACTTCTGAAATATTCATGAAAGGTCTAACACAATGAAAACATTCAAAGACAACGCAGGCAGAGCATGGACGGTCGCGGTCAATGTCGCGGCGATCAAACGGGTCAAAACTCTGCTGGAGATAAACCTGATGGAAGCCGTCGAAGGCGATCTGCTCGAAAAGCTCTCCACCGACCCGGTTCTGCTCTGCGACGTGATTTACGCGATCTGCAAACCAGAGGCCGACTCGCAAAACATCACCGATGAGCAGTTCGGACAGGCTATGGCGGGCGACGCGATTGAATCAGCAACATCGGCGTTGCTGGAGGAGCTTGTCGATTTTTTCCCTTTGGCCAAAAGGCAGGTTCTTCACAAGGCACTGGAGAAGCTACGGGCGGTGGAGGCCAAGGCGGCAGCCTATGCCGAGGCAAAACTGGACGATCCGGCGCTGGACAAGCAGATCGACGACGCGCTGAACGATATTACCGATTCTGCTTTGAACTTGCCGCCATCGCGGGCGTCGAGCCATGGGGCTTCACCTTAAGGGAGCTTCTCTGGCTGGCGGAAGCCAAGAGCAAGGATAACTGGCAGCACACATCCGCTGCCATGACCTTGCTGGCGAATATTCACCGCGATCCGAAGAAGCGAAAAGCCTTCGCGCCCAGTGATTTCAACCCGCATAGCCAAAAACCCAAAGGCGTGATCAAAGGCAGGGATATTCGGATTCTCAAAGACGTGTTCTGTAAAGACGAAAACTCAAACTCATAGAAAGGTAAAACCATGAACGCTGAAACTATCATTAACGCACTCGGACAATTCTTCAGTTCCGGATTCGGCTTTGCCGTCACCTGGGCGGCTGTCGTTGGATTCTTCATTTTCCTGACTAGCAAGCTGAATCCATTTCAGGAGGCGTGGAAAAAGTACGAGGGCAGCATCATCACCGGCATCAAGCTGGCGGAAAAGCAAGTGCCCGACGATACACCCAACTCCGGACTGGCCAAACTCGACGCCGCATTGAAGTTTGTCCTCAACGCCTACGCCGAAGCGAACAAGGGCAAACAGCCTTCCGACAAACTCGTCGAGGAGATCAAGCAAGGCATCCAGATCAAACATTCCGATCTCGACCGCTTTGGGGGCTTGAGCAAGTGAAAACCCTCCTTGCAATACTCGCGGACTTTCTTGGCCGGGTGCTGGCGAAACTCATCCCGGCACTCGGCAAGGAAATCCGTAAGAACAACACCGTCAAACAGACTGGAGCCGACCATGAAACACTTGATTCGCTGGATAATGACATTTGGGCTACTGCTAACGATGACCGGGTGCAGCGGCATGTTCAAAGCCAGGATCGAGCCGCACCCGGACGCGCCGATCCTGATCACTGACACCTTTGGCGGCTTTGTCCAAGGCGCGGTCTATGACAAGGAGCGTAACGCCATGATCCCTGCGGGCTGGTTCTGGATCGGTCGTTACGACGGCTGGACGCTGCACAAGTTCGACTGGAACAGCCGCATCGAAACGGAAAACGAGAACAAGAAAATCAGCGAGGAAGAATAATCCGCCATGACCGCTGCATCTGACATCAAAGCCGGAGCCGCCTATGTGGAGTTGTACGTCAACAACTCCGCCTTGGCGCGTGGTCTGAAATCCGCCCAGCGACAGCTGCGCGGGTTCTCGGCGTCGGTTACCAATATCGGCAAACGGATGATGGTCTTGTCCGGCGTGATGGCGACACCGTTTGTGGCGGGCGTGAAGGTTTTCGCCGACTTCGAGCAGCAGATGGCTAACGTCTCGACCATGCTCGATGAACCGGCCAAGCACATGGATCGCTTCAAAACGAGCATCCGCCAGATGTCGGTGGAATTTGGCGAATCGACCGCGACACTGGCGGCCGGGTTGTACGATATTCTCTCGGCATCCGTCCCGGCTGAAAAGGCGCTCGACGTGCTGGCGGTTTCAGCCAAAGCCGCCAAGGCGGGACTGACCGACACCGGCACTGCCGCCGACGCGATTACGACCATGCTCAACGCTTATGGCCTCTCGGCGGACAAGGCGGGTGACGTGTCGGACTTGTTGTTCAGCATCGTCAAGCGGGGCAAAACGACCTTCGCCGAGCTGGCACCGAGTATCGGCATGGTCGCCACAACCGCCGCTACCGCTGGAGTATCAACCGAAGAACTCGGGGCGGCTCTGGCGACCATGACCCGCAACGGCGTTAAAACCGACAACGCCATCACCGCCGTCAGCGCGATTATCTCATCCTTCCTCAAACCGACCGACGAGGCCGCCGAGTATGCCCGCAGCCTCGGTTTTGAAATGTCCTCTGCGACCTTGCAGGCCGAGGGTCTACAGGGTGTGTTTGAAAAGATCAGTCACCTTCCGCCCGACGCGATTTCCAAGCTGTTTCCCAACGTCCGGGCGTTGCGTGGCGTGCTGCCCGCCCTGAAGAATATGGAAGGTTTCGCTGGCGACCTTGCCGCGATGGCCAACCGAGCCGGAGCTACCGAAACCGCCTACGCCAAGATGAGCAAAACACTGGCGACGAGTTTCGCCCGACTTAAGCAAGCGGGACTTTCCGTATTGAGCGTCATCGGCGAAGCACTGGCGGATAAGGTTTCCAAAGCTGCCAAGGCTGTGATGAGTTTCGCAACCTGGCTGCAAAAGCTCATACAGAAGAATAAATCGCTGGTGGTTTCCATTGCGAAAACCGTCGTCATCGTCGGCGGAATCGGCGCGGCTCTAATCGCCGTCGGCGTGGCGGCAAAGGTAATGGCCATCGCCTTCGGTGGCCTATCCGCGATTATCACAGTCTTCACCACGGCCGTCAGTATCACCGGTGCGGTTTTGTCGGCACTGCTTTCACCAATCGGACTTGTCGTCGCCGCAGTTGCGGCACTGGGCACGACGGTTCTGGTTGTCACTGGCGCGGGCAGCAAGGCGCTGGCGTGGCTGGGCGAAAAGTTCCGTTGGCTCAAGGATGTCGCGTCGCAGGCGTTCAAGGGCATCGGCGACGCGCTGGCCGCCGGTGACATCGCCTTGGCGGGCCGAATCCTCTGGCTGTCACTTAAGCTGGTGTTCCAGAAAGGCATTAACGCGCTTTACAAGCTCTGGATGGATTTCAAGAAAGCGACACTGACGGTCTGGGTGAATCTCAAAGCGGGTGTGCAGAAGCTCTGGCAGGAACTATGGTTCGCCCTTAAGGAAATCGCCATCAAGACCGGTATCGCCGAGCCGATCCTTAAGACCTTTCACACGCTGGAATACGGCTGGCTAAAGGTGACACAGTTCTTCAGTC